TCCTTTGTTTATTGTTATCATACTATAATATAGTCATAGATTGTGAGAGAGTGGGCAACTATTTACGTCGCTGTAAGTGTAGATATTGTTAGAGTTACACCGAATCCGACCAGTCAGTCGGTTTTATAATGCCTTAGGGTCTAGAATCCCAATTTTCAACCTAATATTACAATTTCCAATTAGAAAAAGACCCGCCCCCCTTTGTGGAGATAAAAGGCACACACAAAATAGTGCGATATTTTCAACATTATAGAAATTTCGGGGGTTATAGCCCTAAAATAGAAAAATTTCGGGGTTTAATATTTTTTTGAGATATTTTTTGGAAGGGGGTCTCTGAGTATCGAGTATTATATAAGTAATAGTTTTAATAAACTCTATTTATTATCAAGAGCACCGAGTATTATAGTACAAAAATTCAATTATTGTTGTCAACAGTTATTTTCCTTTATTGTTAAATATATTTTAAATTAATTGTAATTAGTTGTTGACTTATGTAATAATAATATACTATGTTACATACACAAATGACAGGTATTATCAATTTAATGTACACACTTAGCCGTAGGGAGGGCAGTATGAAAAAGAAATTAAACATAGGTGGACACCCATATGAAATTTTGACGTCGAAATTAGAGCATGAGGATAGAAATAAAGAGTTATATGGTAGACATCTAGTAAAAGAGAACGTTATATTAATAAATGAAGACATAGCACCGTCAAGAATAGAAGAAACGTTGATACACGAAGTATTACACGCGATTTTTTATAATACTGGGCTAGAACACAATGAACGTCAAATAGAAGCTATATCTAACGGATTATATCAATTAGGAGTAGGAGATTACTTGTGGAAAAAATCACAAAGCAAATAATAGCAGCTAAAAAGCTAGGAGATAAAATTCTAGTGCAAAAGTTGCAGCAACAGTATGATTTATCTAAGAAGTATAAATTTTCAAAAAATAACAAAACTATTAAAATGAGACTAAAACCAGAAGACTTGAGGTATTGTAAAAGAAAAGACTGTAATAGTTTTATAAATCCTAATAAACAAGATAAGCCTCTTACTATATACTTATACAGGAAAAGAAAGTACTGTGATAAGAAGTGTGCTTGTATACAAAAAAATATAGACTTCCCTCCATCGGAAGAAACAAATATTAAGAAAAGCATTGCTATGTTTAAATATTACGAGAATAAAGGGTTTTATGATATGGAGAAAGATGGAAACATACCTTATTCCGAATATAAGAGAAATGTGCAAAAGAAAAGCCAAAGTACCTTAAAAAAAGATAATCTTATATTGTATAACATTTACAAAGATAATCCTTGGGATTCTAAAAACCCCGATAAAAACTGCTTAACCATAGAACATAAGATTCCAATAAGAAAGTGTTATGACTGTGGTATAGGTATTAAACAAGCAAGTAACATAAAAAACTTGGACGTAATAACAATGAAACAAAACTGGGAGAATAATAATGGAACAAAAGACTGAAACAACAGAAAATGTAGTATCTCATATAAAGGAAAGCTTTCCTGAAACAGAACAGGAATTTAAAAAAATATTAAACACAATGTATATGACATTTTGTAAAAAACAATTTGACTACGGTCCTGGCAACATTGCTATGGGAACTCAATTAAAATCAGAGGAAGAAGTCAATATAGCCTTATTAGGTATTATAGTAAGAATGAATGATAAAATAAACCGACTAGTTAACTTGTCAACTAAACACAACTTCAAGGCAAAGAACGAACCTATAGAAGATGCGTTTTTAGATACTGCGGTATATGCAGTAATGGCGTTAATAGTTAAAAACCGTAAATGGAGTAAATAATGAGTGACAAAGAACAAAAGATGAAAATAGTGCACAATGAAAAAGAGTACGAGTTTTTAATTTCTGATTTATCAGAAGAAGCAAAAGCTCAATTTCAAAGAGCAAACCAAATAGGTGGAGCTACTATACAGCTAGAGCAAGAACTTATGGAAAAACGTTTTCTTATAAATAATTATATAAACTTCGTTGTTGATGAACTTAACAAAGATGTTGACGACAAAGAAGAAAAGTAATTAGTTTATGAAAACAAGAACAATAAACGGTGAAACCAAGTATTTATTTGATAACTTAGATGAGTTTAGAGAATACTATCCTTTAGCTTCTATCTGTAAAGACTGGAGGCATGCTTCTGTAGATGATTGGATTGTCTCAGACGATGGTCAAATTTGCCAGGTATTGTATGTTGGGATGTTAAAAAGTTCCAACAAAGAGAAGAAGACTACATTCGTAAGGACTATTATAGGTTCTTTCGTATGTAATCCGAACGTAACTATGTCGGGAGAGATGCGTACTAATATGCACACATTTGCAAAAGACGGCAAATCTCCCTCTGTACGTAAAAAAGAAAGAACAAAAGCAACAGAAAAAGAATTCTTATTTGCTAAGTACGTAGCAAAGGGGGATGATGTTGTAGATGCGTATATGAATGCATTTCCTAGTAAGAAAAAATCATATGCTTCGTCTCAAGCAAAACTGTTGCTAAAAACCGATAGGGTAAAAAACTTGATTAGAGAAGAAATAGACAAAGTTTTAAATGAAGCAGAAATTACACCTTTATACTTATTAGAAGAAATGAGAAGTATAATAGACAAACAGGGCTCTACAGATAGAGATAAGTTGTCAGCACTAAATACGTTAATGAAAATATCTGGAATGATGGACACTGAAAAGAAATCAGAATCAATTACATTGTTCCAAGGATTTACAAAGGAGCAACTGAATGCAATTCAAGGACCCGAAGTCAAAAAACTTCAAGAAGTTAAAGCTGATATCGAAGAGTAAAAGATGTCACATATGTTCACATAAGCTTGTAAATACAGGTGTATTTGTTTGGGATGCAGTTAAAAAAGACGCTTCTGCTGTTAAATGTATTAATTGTTTAACTATGTATTCACCTAAGTTTGAAGTGATAAATATTGGTATACCTAGAGAAATAGGGTATGCATAATGAGATTAGCAGTATATGGAACACTTAGAAGAAATTATGAAGAAACTGGAAGAGTAGAAGGTTTTAGTTTAGTTTTCCCTGGAACAGAATCATTTCCAGCTATTATTAAAAATGAAAAAGGTAAAGGTGCTGTAGTTGAGTTAATGGATGTAAGTCCAGAAGAACTTAATATGTATGACGAATACGAAGGAGTATCTAACGGTTTATATATTAGAACAACTGTACCGGTTACTTTAGATAGCGGTGAAACAGAAAAAGCTTGGATATATGTAGCTGGGCCTAAATTGTGGCAAAACTCTAATTCTTTTACAGAGGTTCCAGAAGGAGATTGGCATTCAATGAAAACATTAAAAATGTTAGATAGGGTTTATGAAAAAGAATTCCAAGAAGCCTGAAATATTCAATATTATACCTCCCGACTTATCTCAAAAAGAAAAAGCGTTAGAGTTAGCTAAGAAAGATATTATTACTTTTGGTCAAATGTTTATGCCGGAAGATTATATGAAGTCGTCCCCCGCTCCATACCAATACGAGCTAAGCGACTTATTACTTGGAGATGAAAAAAGAGCTTGTATTATATTACCACGAGGTCATGCAAAATCAACATTAGCAAAAACGGCGTTATTATATCAGCTATATTTTGCTCCTCCAGATAAAAAACAATTCATTGCTTGGGTGTCTGAAGAACAATCTCAAGCTATCGACCACATTAAGTACATACAAAATCATATCGATGTTAACCCTGCATTACAATATTACTTTGGGGATTTGAAGGGGAGTAAATGGACAGAGAAGGAGTTTACTACCGCTAGAGGAGATAGGATAATTGCAAAAGGTACAAGTCAGCGTTTACGTGGTCGTTCTCAATTAGGTTTAAGATATACTAATATTATCCTAGATGACTTTGAATCAGAATTAAATACTAAAACACCAGATAGAAGAAGGGAGATTAAAGAATGGGTAATGTCTACGGTAGAGCCCGCATTAGAAAACTCAAAAGAACAAGAAGGGTCAATATGGCTTATTGGTACAATAGTCCATTACGACTCTTTTCTTCAAGGCGTATATGATGGTTTCTTAGATGCCGAAAAAGAAAAAAGAAAATCTGCTTGGAATGTACTATATAAAAAAGCTATGGTTGACGGAGTTCCTTTGTGGCCTAGCTACTTTACAAAGAAAAAACTAGACGACATTAAATCTAGGTTCTCAGAAATGGGATTAACTCACAAGTTTGCTCAAGAATATATGAATGAAGCAAGAGACCTTGAAACAGCTAAATTTAAAATAAACAGAATAAATAAATACAGAGGTCACGTAGAAGAAAGAGCAGGGTTTAATTATATGATGATTGACGAGTCTGCTATTCCAGTAAATGTATACATGGGAGTTGACTTAGCTTACGAAACAAATGCTAGAAGTGACTTTCAAGTTATAATGACTATTGCAATAGATAGTGATAGAAATATATATATTGTAGATTATTATAGAGAACACTCTCCTTTATATGATATGCCAAAAGAAATTATTAACATTGCTAGGAAGTATCATCCAGTTAGAAGAGTTAATGTAGAAAAAGTGGGTGCTCAAGGTATTATTAAAGACCATGTAAATAAATTAGCGGGAAGCGATAGAAAACTAGCTCCCGGATTATCTCAAGGAATAAGACCTCCTGGAGGTATAAAGAAAGAAGACAGGTTAGAAGCATTGCTTTGCCCTATAGTTAACTCTAGAAAGTTATTTATTAAAAAAGAACACGAAGATATTGTTGATGAGATGTTTGAGTTTCCAAAAGGTAGAAACGATGACCTTCTTGATGGTCTTTGGTATGCTGTAACTACAGCAAAGCCTCCTAAAAGTTCAGCTATAGATATATCTAAATTAGGCGAAAGATTAGAAAATAGAGAGAAAAATCTAGCCAATAGAGCAATTAACTGGGTTACTGGACAAAAAATATAAATAATTCTTGACAGCAACGTCGTAAATTAATTATTTTAGACTTAAAATATAATAGGGAGTCTAATCATTAAATACGACGAAAACAATAAAACTAAGCCACAAATAACTAAAGAGTTATTTAGAAGATGGCGAGATGCAAGACAAACTTGGGACTTAGAAGCTAGGGACGCAGTAGACTTTGTATTAGGAAATCATTTTACAGCAGAAGAATCTGATGCTTTATCTTCAGTAGGTCAAGCAGATTTTGTTATAGATAGAGTATATGCAGCTGTAGACAAATTAAAATCTTTACTAACTGCACAGCCAGCTAGATTTACCGCAATAGGAAGAGAAGATTCTGATAATAAAATATCTAATATATGGAAAAGTATATTAGAATATATTTGGGATATCTCAAAAGGCGATACAGTCTTTAAACAAGTAGTTCATGATTATTCTGTTCAAGGCTTAGGTTATATGTATGTATACATGGACCCGGAAGCTGACTACGGAAGAGGTGAAATTAAATATACTCACGTAGACCCTTTTAGAGTTTATGTAGACCCAGCATCTAGAGACAGGTTTTTTCACGATGCCTCAGGAATGATTCTTTCTACTTACTTAACAAAACAACAAGTAGTTGACTTATATCCTGACCTGGAAGAAATTATTGATGATATAGATGTAAGTGAAAATTCTTTGTACGGAGAAGATTATCCTTCATCTAATTTAAAAAACTCTCAAAACGTACTTACTCCCGCAGAAGCTAAACATCTAGATTACAATGTTAATCAAAAATATCAAATACTAGATAGGTTTTATAAAGTAAGAGTTCCTTTTTATAGATTATTTAATACTTCTAGTGGTGCAGAAAAAATTATAAATGCTGAAATATATGAAAGCATGTTACAAGAAGAAGAAAATCTTGAAGCTATTGCATCGGGTGCTATAGAAATAGAAGAAGTAATGCAAACAAGAATTACGCAATGTACGAGCATTGGAGATGTGTTGTTATATGAAAGAGTTTTAAATACCGACATATATCCTATCGTACCTTTTGCTAACATTTGGACTAATACTCCCTATCCAAAGTCGGATGTGAATAAGGTTAAAGACTCTCAAAGGCTTTTAAACAAGCTATTCTCTTTAACCTTATCACACGCTCAATCTGCAGCTGGTTTAAAACTTTTAATTCCAGAGGGCAGTGTAGATAATGTTAGTCAGTTAGAAAAAGATTGGGCTAATCCAAATGCGGTTATTGAATATAACCCAGAGTTTGGTGAACCCCACTACCCACAACCAGCTCCCTTAACTAGTGAGTTTTATTATTTAATTGACAGGGTAGAAAAATATATAGATTTAAATTTTGGTATACCAGAATTATTACAGGGATTTAAAGACAATGCTCCAGAGTCAGTTAGAGGTACAATGCTTCTATCTGAAATGGGAGAATCTAGAGGTAAATCTAAGTTAAGAGATATTGAAGCCGCGTTAAGTATGACAGGTCAAGTAATATATAACTTAGCTAAAGACCACTATAAATTCCAAAAAACTTTTAGAATTGTACAACCAAATAATGATATAACAGAGTTTTCTGTTAACATGAGACTGTATGATGATAAATCACAAGCGATTGGAGCTGTTGAAAACGATATTACTATCGGACAACACGACATTCGCATAATATCAGGTTCAACTTTACCTAGCAACAAGGTAGCAGAATATAATATGTATCTTGATGCTTATAAATTAGGCTTGGTAGATGATGTCGAGGTTTTAAAGAAAAGTGAAATCTTTGACAAAGAAGGTGTTCTTCAAAGAAAGGGCAAAATGGCACAAATGGCAAACTACATATCCCAACTTGAAAATCAAGTAAAGAAACTAAGTGGAGACTTACAAACATCAGAACGTGAACAGATTTCATCTAGGAAACGTACGGAAGTTGAAAAGTTTAAAAGCGAATTAAAGGAATTTAACGCATCCTCTAAAGTAAAAGAAAAAGAAAAGATAATGCAGTTAGGAAATTTGGCAGACCAGATGGCAAGTTCTTTGGAGGCCGAAGATAAAAACAACACTGGTTCAGAATCGTAAGATTAAATCAGGTAGGAGAAAAAATATGGCAAAAGAACAAGAACAACAGCAGGTTGAAAAGAATGACCCAATAGTAGAATCAGTAGTGGAAGAAACACTTACATTACAAGAAGATACCGTAGAAGAGGGTGTGGAAGCATCAGAAGAAGTGAATTGGGAAACAGAAGCTAAAAAGTTTCAATCAATGTACGACAAAAAAACGGCAGAACATGAGAATCTTAGAAGAGAGTCAGATGACTTAATTCAATTAAGAGATACTTTAAATTCTAGACCGGAACTAGTAGACGTAATTGAAAAAAATCTTTCTGGTCAATCTATTGAGGGCGATAATGCTGGAGAAAGTACAACACCAGATAATTTTGACCCTTGGGACGCCTACTACAAGCAAGACTCAGAGTCTTACAAATTTAGAGTAAGACAAGAAAAAAAGCTTGTACACGAAACAGTAGATAACGAACTAGCTAGACTTAAAAACGATATGGCTATGAATAATTTAAAAACAGAATTAGTAAGTAAACACAATTTAGAGCAAGATGATGCTCAAGAGTTTTTAAGGTTTGCAACAACACCTAAAGCCGACTTACCTATCGAGACATTAATCAAGGTATGGAAAGAAGACAAGGGTGGAACTGCAAAACCAAATGAAAACAAAAAAGCTGTGCAAGCTGCTAAATCAGTTCCTAAACCAGCTGGAGTACTTCAGGGAGGCGAACAGCCTACTAAATCTGAAGGAGACCAAGTGTGGGATAGAATTATGAATACCAGTCGTGGTGGTAGACTAGCTAAATAACAGTTTAGGAGACTAAAATGGCTATAAATAGCGGAATACTAAAAGCTTCCCAAATTACAGCTGCGGCATCAAGTGCCGGTTATGGGCAGGCCCCAGACCAAAGAAAACTGTATGATTTCTCTGATAGAGTTGCAGAATTAACTCCAGAAGAATCACCTTTTTTCACATACTTGGCGAATGTTTCTAAAGTTGCGACTGATGACAATGTTTTCAGATTTCTTGAAAACAGAACTCAAATCAATCACACCGATAGAAGCTTCTTATTAGCAGCACATGTAAATGGCGAAGCAGCTGTAGCAGTAAATGAAGTTCACGCTTTCACCGTAGATACAGCAGCAGGAGCTGCAGTAGAATTCCTTACAAAAGGAATGGTGTTTGCAGTAAGCTCATTAGATACAGCAGCAGGATATACTCAAATCTTAGTAAGAGTTGAATCAGGACCAGCAACAGTTGGCTCAACTTCAACCTTCCAAGGTAGAGTAATCGGATTATCTGATGCGAATGCAGCGACTGGTTATAATAAACTTTCCGACAATGATGTTTGCCAAATTATTGGTACATCATTTGAAGAAGGAACAGCATCACCAGACACTTTTTCAGACACATTAGATGACGGATTTGGTTATACACAAATCTTTAAAACAGCTTGTGAACTAACAAACACAGCAATCGCAACACGTCACCGTGGATATGCGAATGAGTTTGATAGAATATGGGCTCAGAAATTACGCGAGCATAAAATTGACATCGAAAGAGCTATGCTTTTCGGTCAAAAAGCTCGTTACAATGGCGTTCAGTATACTGAAGGTCTAGTAGGAAATATCTTAAAAAATGTTGCACCAAATGTAGACAACTCTGCATTATCTTATTCTTCAGGAAAAGGATATTACAGAAGTACAACTACAGCTGATTTAACATACGATAGATTACTATCAGACATGGAAGTTATATTTGACCCAGCAAGAGGCGGAGCAAGTGAAAAACTTGTTATGGCTTCTTTACCTGTAATTTCATTCTTTAACAAAATGGGCGACGGTGCGTTTATTGATGCATCAGTTGGTCACGCAAACGGTCCTTACAGAGTAAACATGGATAACGTAGAAGGTTCATTCGGACACAAGTTAATGGAAATTAACACTGTGCACGGAAGTATGTTCTTAGTTAAACAACCACTCTTTAGAGGAATGGCAAGCGGAATGATGCTTATGGCTGACATGAGTCAGTTAGCATACAGACCGTTAGTAGGTAATGGTTTAAATCGTGATACTCAAATCATGACAAATGTACAAAGTGCAGATGAAGACTTGAGAAAAGACATGATTCTTACAGAAGCAGGTCTTGAAATCACATTACCAGAATCTCACGCTCTATATAACGTGGAGGGATTGTAAGATGAAAGCAGGTTACTTAAATAGAAATAGTGGTAATGGTGGAATGTTAATTCCAGTTGAATTTATAAATGGAGCTAAAACACTAAAAGCAGTAGAAGATAGCGGTAAAGTTTTTACCCTAGATGCAGCTGGCGGTGCTTACAGCATTACTTTACCAACTGCTTTAGAAGTTGGTATTAACTACAAGTTAATCGTTGATGAAAACACTCCAACTGGAGCAATTACGATTGCTGCTGGTTCTGCAATTTTATTCGGTAAAATAGCAGAGTCTGAAGTTGATACAAGTGACGACAACCCAGGTTCCTCTGGTGCTACAGGAGTTTCAAATTTAATTTTTGGAACATCTGCAGAACAAGGAGACTATGTTGAAATCGTTTGTGACGGAGCTAAATGGTATTTTTATGGAAATGCCGCTAAAGACGGAGCAGTTACAACATCATAAATAGTTATTAGGTACTATGGAGTGGGTTTATTCCCACTCCGAAACCTATAAAGAATTTTAAAACTAATAGGAGAAAGAAATGGCTAATTATAATACAATAACAAAAGTTATTATTAATGATATAAGCTCAGATGCAAGCAGTGTAACAGGCTCTTTAGCTAAAGAGATAAATGATTACATACAAACTTTAGATAGTACTAATAATGCTATTGTTGACATTCAATCAGTAAAATTGGACAGAAGTAGAGTTGCATATATTATAGTATCAACTGGATAATAAATGAATTGTCAGCATTGTAACGAACCTAATCCTAATGGGATGTTTAACTGTACCTCTTGTGGTCAAAGAGCTTCAGCACCTAAATGGAATACTAACTTTGTTGTTAGGGAAAATAATCCTTATGCAACAGCTATTAGAAAAGACCAGATGGAAATAAAAACACTGTCCCATGAAGATGGAATGAAAAAGCTCAAAGAAGGAGCCGATAAAGTTTCTGCAAAGGGACCAGCAACAAGGATAATGTAATGTACGGTAAAAAGAAAAAGAAAAAGAAAAAGTCTAAAAGATATTAATGGCTAAGAACTTAAAAGGCGTAAGCTTAAATAATTTAACTGCTGCTCAAAAAAGACAAATGAGCAAGCATAAAGTTCATCATTCAAAAGCACATTTAAAAAAAATGGCGGCTGCAATGAGAAAAGGTAAGTCTTTTAAACAGTCTCACAACATTGCTATGAAAGCAGTAGGTAAATAGTGAGAGGATTAGGACAACAGACTAGAAGAAGTAATGGAAAGAAAAAGACTAGACAAGGTATGAGCAAGAATACCAAAATGGGAAATAAGATGAGTACAAAGAATTACGTAAAACCATATAGAGGACAAGGAAGATAATGGCTGATTTTAAAACAAGAATAGATGATTTGACAGGCTTTGCAAGCACTGACGATACAGCATTAAGTGACTGGTTGTCAGCTGGTGCACGTTCTGTAATGAATGTACTTCCTGTAAATAAGCTAGAAAGAGTAGCAAGCAATGAAAACTTTACAAACAATATAGATGTAGAGGGAAAAAAGATTTTAGCGGTGGTTAGAAAAGATGACAATCACGCAAGTAAGATTTATACACCATGTAGAAAATTACCACCTGCAATGATGGGTAGAGTAAGTGATACAAATTATATGGAAGCTGCTTCAGAAAGTGACCCAGCATACATCATGCAAAACGACGTTCTAAATACATATCCAGGAAGTAATGCAAGTAATGATAGTAGAGTTGTATTTATTAACTCTTCCATAACTGTTGCTAATACTGATTCTGCAATAGCTAACTTTCCGGACGAAGCAGAAGAAGCGGTAATTTTGTATGCAAGCAGAAATGCATTAAATAGACTAATGAACGGTATGAATGCAATTAGTGCTTTGACTATTAGCGTAAGTGCACCTAGTGCTCCAAGTATATCAACAGTAAGTTATTCTGCAGCTAGCAATGCAGATGCTAGTTCTAGTTCTGTTGGAGCTATAACAGTTGCAAGTGTAGCAAAATCTGACATATCAGGAGATATTCCTAGCTATAGTAAACCTTCTGTAAGTTTATCAAGTATTAGTATATCGGACTTAAGTATAAGTTCATCTGCCCCCAGTGTTCCAAGTTTAGGAACAGTAAGCTATTCCGCTGCAACAAATGCAGATGCAAGTGCTAGTGCAGTATCACCTATTACAGTTTCTACGGTTGCTAAAGCAGATATATCTGGAGATGTTCCTTCCTACACTAAACCAACACAAACTTTTGACATAAGTCAGTTTGAAGCATTTTTGGAAACTAACGAAGATGAAGAGTTAGCACAGATTCAACTTGGAAGACTTAATCATGAACTTGGGGAATATCAAGCTGATATACAAAACGAACTTAACGATTTTAATAAAGAGAATGCTAGGTATAGAGCTAACGTTGAAGCAGAATTAGCTAAACACAATTCAGATTTAAGAAAAGCTATTACTCAGTCTGAGCTCGATGCTAGAGATGCTCAACAAGAAGCAGCTCAAACTACAGATGTAAGCAAGTTTAATAAAGCACAAGACCAAGCGTTAGCACTACAGAACGCAGCTCAAACTATGCAAGCAACAATTCAAAATAATGATGACTTAGTTTCAAAGTTTGTTTCCGAATTAAGGCTTTATGAACAAAATGTAAATAAAGAAATAGCTTTATATAAATCAAACTATGAAAAAGATTTTTCTATCTTTGCTAAAAAAAGAGATACAGAACTACAGAACTTTAGCTTAGATATACAAAATGAATTAAACGAATTTAACAAAGAGAATGTAAAATACCAAGCGAATGTACAAGCAGAAATACAGAAACATCAATCTGATTTGCAAAAAGCATTAAATCAAGCTAACATAGATGCTGCTGATGCAAGACAAGAAGCACAACAAGCAACTCAAATTGATTTAGCTAATAAAGCTGCTGACCAAGCGTTAGCATTGCAAAATGCAGCACAAACAATGGCAGCAGCTATACAAAACAATGATGACGTTCTTGCAAAATTTAATTCAGAGATACAAAAATACTCAGCACAGGTAAGCGATGAAATACAAGAATATAATTCTAACCTGCAGAAAGATACGTTAAAATACAGTTGGTATGAAAAACAATACACTTTAATAGATGCAAGATATAAAGAGCAAATACAAATACTACAAGGAGCATTATAATGGCTGCAATAGAATTTACAGCAAAAGAAATATATAGTAGAGTATTACAAGCAGTACCTGGAATATCAGAGAACTATGTAATAAACTTAATTAATGAAGCATTAATTGATATGGGCAGATACCCTAATCAAATAGAAAATGCCAAAACAGATTTAAAACACAATCAACTGTGGTATGCTTTAGATGATGATGAAGCAATAACAGTTAACAAGGTTTTTAGATGCACTATTTTAAATTCAAGTGGAGAATACATCAAAATACCTAGACTGTCTAACGGAGAAATAAAACAATTTTATAATGAAAGTAGTACGTCTTCTAATACTACTTGGACGGAGATATAATGGCAGCTGTAAGTAGTTCATACAAAGACCCTAATAATAGTTTTGTTTGGTGGATAGAAGGTGACAGAATAGCTATAGCTACATCTAAAGGAGATGGAAGCACCAGTGAAACCAAAGAAGGTAAATTCAAAGCTGTACAATTAGGCTCTGGTAACACTATTACTGCGGGATTAGTAATATCTTATTATGCAGAACCAGATAAACTTACAAGTATTACTGGAACGATAGATATAGACAATTCTTTACAACCAGGTTTAATTGATTACGTAAAAGCAAAAGCTTTAATGGATGCGGCAGCTTCTGCAACAGAACCTACTTTAGCACAGATTAAAATGGCTTCTGCTCAACAATGCATGGCTAACTATAAAGAATGTGTTAGAAGATATGGTATGAAAAAAACAGATAAAGTTGGAGGGACTAGACAAGTAGTTCCTTCTGATTTACGATAATGTATAGAGGTCCTAACGGAGTTGGAAAAGGTGATAAACCTAGAGCTATAGGTATCTCTCAAAAAGAATTTGCAAAACGTTGGGATGCAATATTTAACAAAAAAAAGAAAGAAGGGAAACAAAGTGGCAGAACTGAGTAAAGACAGTAAATTTACATTTAGTATAGAAACATTAGTTACACTTGGAACAACATTAGTGATGATTGTTACGATGTGGTTTACTTTACAAGCGGATATACAAGAAGCAAAAGAATTACCTGAACCTCCAATAGGCAGAACTGAATACGACTTAAAGGACCAGATGATTAGAAACACAATCATTGAAACTGAAAAAGATGTACAGGAAATTAAAGAAGAACAAAAAGAAATGCGTACAGATGTTAAAAACATTGAGCGTATGTTAATGCAAAAGTGAGGTACAGAGATGAATTGGTTATCTGGTATTACATATTTGGTTGGTATCTGTTTATGGTTATCGCCTTTATATGCTCAAAGTAGTTTAAAAGATTTACAACAGATTCAATTATTAAGTCAAGACGAATGTATTATAGTTCAAGTAAATGCAGATTGGAACTTTAAAGCATCATTAGATTTAAATGGTTTAAATAATTGCGTATGGTTTAACGCTAGTATAGATGATAAAAACTATGGTGCAATTATTGCAGATGAATGGAAAATAGTATCTGTTCCAACAATAATTATGTTTGAATATGGTAAAGAAGTAAAAAGGTTTGAAGCTGGATTAAGTTTCAATTTAGATAAAAATAAAATCATCAAGGAAATCAAAGATGAAATTGATGAAATACAATTAAGGAAGTTTCAATGATATATTTAGCAAGATGGTTTAAAAAGTTATTTTATGGTTCGTTGTTATTAGGAACTTTAGCAGCACAAGACTTTTTTAAGTTTAGTACTATATATGGTGCCTATAGCTTTAGCAGTCCTGTAACTAAGGAACTACAATATCAAGTATCTGGTGGACAACTACAAGAATTACAAGAAGAACTAGACGACCATAGTATTATGACGTTTGGTATTAGAAAGCTAGCAAGGTTTGGATATGAAAATAAACCTGAAGTGTGGTATACTGGAGATGAAGCACCTATAAATGAAAGTGCTGCTATTGGTAACGTACCTACTGGTTGGGAGTATGTAATACAATATTCTGACCACAAAGAGTTTGAAGAAGAATTTATTAATGAACAATATATGTTACGCTATATGGGAAAAAGTTTTTTGGTAAAAGCCAACTACGATTCAAGGGGCTTAGAAGACGTAGAGTTCGCAGCCTTAGATATGCGTTACAAAAAAGATATAGGTAATCTTGCGTTATCATTAGGAGTAGCCGGTAGAATGCACCCTGCATACCTAGACTTTAGACCTATTGATTTATGGTGGGCTGAACAAGGTATTGACACAGATAACTTTACACCATTTTGGGATTTTGCTTATTTCTATGGCTATACAGATGAGTTTGTAGAACAGTTTACACAGTATGGATATAGCTACTTTGATTTTAAGTGGTATAATGCAGAAGGCGAACTTGTTGCTAATACAGATGACCAATTCTATAAACAGGTATATGGAGAACTTGTAAAGCAATATAATGAAGAATATGCAAAAGAACTAGGATACCAAAATGAATTAAGTTTATCAGTAGGTGCAGACTATTATAAGTATACACCAAAGAACTGGTTGCATGTATGGGTTACAACTTACCCAGTAACTAAAGGTATGTCTGACTATTCATTTAACTATGACGTAGTAGACAATGGCATGGACTATGACTTAGGTTTAGTTTATGGTTGGAAGTTGACTAAAAAGTTTGGGGTATTTTTAGAAGGTAGATTTCTTTCGATGTACGATGTGCAATCTTATGAATCTAAGGTTGGACTGAACTGGTTGATATACTAATGGCTAAGAAAAAAACAAAGAAAAAAAAGAAAGGCTTGTATGCAAACATACATGCTAAACGCAGAAGAATTAAAGCTGGTTCAGGAGAGAAAATGAGAAGACCTGGAAGTAAAGGTGCTCCTACGAAAGCTAATTTTAAAAGAGCAAAGAAGACAGCTAAAAAAAGAAAGAAAAAGAAATAGTGGCTAGAAAAGCAAAAAAATCTATACGTAAGACTACTAAAGGTAAAAACGCTAACTATAGAAAAACTAAGTCTGGAGCAGGAATGACTGCTAAGGGAGTTAGAGCTTATAGGAAAGCAAACCCTGGAAGTAAATTAAAGACTGCTGTTACTGGTAAAGTTAAAAAGGGTAGCAAAGCAGCTAAAAGAAGAAAGTCTTATTGTGCAAGGTCTTTAGGACAACTAAAACGAAGCTCTGCTAAAACTAGAAACAATCCTAATTCTAGAATAAGGCAGGCGAGAAGGAGATGGAAATGCAGATAATATGTGATTGCGGGTGTGGAATATGCCTAAGTTAAATGTAGTAGCAAGTATTATTGACAAAGTAGCTGGTCATGTAGACAAGTTTACTTTAGATAAAGAAGAGAAAGCAAACTTAATCATGGAGATTAATAAGGCTCAAATAGAAGTTAATAAGATAGAAGCAGGTTCTTCTAGTCTATTTAAAAGTGGGTGGAGACCTTTCGTAGGATGGGTTTGTGCTTTTGCATTGTGTTATCACTTTGTATTGCAACCTATGATGGCTTTTGGATTAACTGCGGCGGGATACAATATTGTATTACCTGAATTTGATATGACTACTTTGACTACAGTATTAATGGGACTTTTAGGTCTTGGAGGAATGCGTAGTTTTGAAAAAGTCAAAAGGTCTGCATAATGCCAAAAAAATCTTTACAGCTCAATGACTTTAGTAAGGGGCTTAATACTAAGTCGTCTCCTAGAGATATACTCTTAAATCAAGTACAAAAATCTGATAATGTAGTTTTATCTAATCCTGGATTAATTGAATCTGCATCTGACTCTACCTCAAAAAGTAGTTCATCTCCGACTTTAACACATACTAAAAAAGGTAACGGAGCATTTATATTTAACTCAGAGTATAATGTAGATACAGATGGGGATGCATCAACAAACCCTAGTCAAATAATAGCATACCCTATAGATGACAGTTCTGGAAATACTACTATACAGTTTTTTAGAAGAGATTTTGATACTCCTGGAGATAACTTTGTTATTCAAGGAACTGATACTGAAATAGATATGCAAGTAACTGGTGCAGTAGAGCCAGTATATTATTTTGTAGATGGAGTTTTGTACGTTTCAGATAAAATTTCAGTAGACTCTAGCATAACAACAGAACCTAGAAAACTTGTATATGTTGATAATTCTTCTAGATTTGGTAGCGATGTTAGCGGGTGGTTTGACACTACGATGCAAGTAGAAAAATTATCTACTAAGTTTGAGGCTATAAC